GCAGAAGAAAGTGGCGATGACTTGCCATTTTAGTTTTAACAAAGGGGTGGCTGTAAGTCACCCTTTTTAATTTAATAAGTTATGGGAAAAAGTAAAGTAAAAACGCCAAAATATTATAACGGTTTAAATGATTATACAGCAAAAGAGGTTGTAGATAATTTTGAATTAAATTATCATTTAGGAACAGCGTGTACTTATATATTAAGAGCATATAAAAAGCATGATAAACCAAATGAGGATTTACAAAAAGCTATAGATCATTTAACCTTTGAACTAGAGCGCATTGAATACATACAACAATATAACAGAAATCGTGATTTTAAAGATCATATTGTTTTAAATGCAACTAAAAAAAGAATAGAACAATTAAAAAATCCAGCTAGTCATATAGAATAATTATGAGAAATAATAAATTTAACGGGTCAACAGAGGCATTAACTTTTTTACATTATAGAGTTGAGGCATTAGTAAAAGAAAATAAAAGATTAAGAAATAAATTAAAAAAATGTCAAATTCATAAAATTTATATACAAAAATGAAAACAGTAAGGGATAGTAACGAGGAATATCATTCCAGTCCAGGCATAAGTGCGTCTGGCTTAAAAATGATATATAAAGAATCAGTAAATAAATATTTAAAACGCAAACCATTTGAATCAAAATCAATGGCATTAGGTACGGCTGTACATTCAGCTTTGTTAGAGCCAGATGAATTTAGTCGAGAATATTTAGTTTTACCAAAAATAGATAGGCGAACAAAAGACGGTAAAAATGAATATAATAATTATATGAATAAGGCGAAAAATAAAACTTTGTTGGCATCAGAGGATTATAACATTATTAATGAAATAAATAAAAATTTAAAAAAAAATAAATTAGCTAAATTTTATTTAGAAGGTCAAAAAGAAATATCCCATTACGGTCAATATAATGGTGTTAACGTGAGAGTTAGGCCAGATGTTATAAATATGCATAGGGGATATATTTCAGATGTTAAAACATGTAGAAATAATTCTCCTAAAAATTTTAAAAGTGACGTATATAAATACGCATATCATTTACAGGCAGCGTTTTATATGGATATGATTGATGGCATTGACCATTTTAAATTTATTACTGTAGAAACTGTTTATCCTTATACTGTAGAGGTTTACACGTTAAGTGAGGAAATGATTGAGCAAGGGCGTAATGCGTGGAAGCAAGCATTTAGTGATTATGAAATGTATTTAGAAACTGGTGTTGTGCCGAGTTATAATTGGTATCAATACGCTAATGATGGGAGTTATTTATTATGAAACATTATAGAGATATTGTTGAAAAATATTTTAGCATTAACATTGCTGAAAAAAATAGAAAATTAAAATATGTATATGCGCGTGCAATTTATTTTTATTTATGTGATAAATATTCAAAAGCGCATAGAACAGAAGTTGCTGAATCTATAGACAGGCATAGGTGTACTGTATTGCATTCTTTAAAAACATTTCCATATATGTTAAAGCATGATAAACAATTAAAAATGGATTTATATTTAATAAAACAATTAGCAAATATAAAAGACAGTAAGCGTGAAATGTCTATAAAAAAATTAGTAAATGCTTATAACAATTTGTTAATCAAATTTGATGTTTTAAAAACATTATATGATAGAGAAAAAAATAAACAGTAAATTTAATGAAAGCTAATCCGTTTTATAAATATTTGACAAAAGAAGATAAATTACAACATCGGATTATTAGCTATTTAAAATATCAATACCCAGATTTATTACTTGCTCACGTACCTAATGAGGGTAAACGTAGTAAGTTTGAAAGATTTAAATTTAAATATTTAGGCGGATCATCTGGTATTCCTGATCTTTTAATATTTAAAAAAAATAAATATTACTCTGGACTTGCAATTGAATTAAAAGTTGGTTATAATAAACCAACGGCAAACCAAAAAGCATGGCTAGAGGATTTAAATAAAAATAATTGGTTGGCAATTTGGGTAAATGATTATGATAAATGCATTGAAATAATAAAAAAATATTTAAAAAATGAGCAAATTTAATTACGTCTATTTTGATTCTGACAATCAAAAAGTTAGATGGACACAAACCGTTACTGAGGATATTGATATAACATATAATTTTATTGGGAAAATGACAAGGGTTGAATTTGATCTATTAGTTGAGGTGTTATGGGAAGTGTTTGAGGACAAGGACATTCCATTAAAAGATTTTATGAAATATTACAATGATATAAGACATTTTTGTGATAAGATTAAAATTATTTTAGAGAGATAAAAATGAAAATAAATAAAATAATCAAGCCAAAACGTTTTGCGCGTTTTGTTATAGTTCCGTCTGCAATATTTAGGCACAAAAACATAAGCGCTGCATCTACTGGATTATATTGTTGGTTATTTTCACATGATGAAAAACAGGAAATGACTTTTAAATTTATTATAAATCATTTTAGTAATGGGCGTGACGCTTTACAAAAATGTATTAAAGAATTATCTATTATAGGTTTTTTAGTACGCGAACAAGTAAAGATTGATGGTAAATTTAAAGGTTATAATTATATTTTAAATGACATACCGCTAACTGGAAAACCGTTAACTGGAAAACCGCTAACTGGAAATCAACACCAAAGTAATATAATTAATAATAATATATATAATAAAAGTAATATAAAACCAAATGCTAAAAATTACGACAAAATTGTTACAGACGCATTTGATTATTTTGTAGAATTATTTCCAATAAAAAACCGCCCTACTACAAAAACAAATATTGATAGGTGGTTAGATACATTAGATAAAATACATCGAATTGATAAATACGATTTACGTCAAGTATATTTAAAATGTAAAGAATTAAGAAATGATTCTTTTTGGGAAACTAATTTTTTGTCATTAGTAAAACTTAGAAATTATAATCGTGAGGGTATTAGATATATTGATTATTTTATGTACAAACCTAAGCCGAATGTAAATGATATAAGAAAAAAAATACCAGGCGCTATTAAATTTTACAAATACAATGATCCATTAGGTAAAGAATTAATAGGCGTTAAAACTATAAATGGCGATATTGATTTTGACATGTTAAAAACAATGTTAACTGAAAATGAAATTAACATTATAATGAATGATTAAAAAAGGTCAAGTTTTTATATTAGATGAATTAGAACAAAAAATTGTACTAACAATTGCTACTGAAAGACAATTAAATAAAGAAAAAACAGGTTGGAATGGTTACCGTACAGTTGCAAAAACAAATGATGTTGAATTAAATAAAGTAGGTTTTGGTGCTGAATTTATATTTTGTAGAGAATTAAATTTATTTCCAGATTTTACTATTCTTAATACTAGTAAAACATTAGGGACAGATAAATATGATTGCATATATAAAAATTTTACCGTTGATGTTAAAGTAAATAGAAATGTAAAAAATCCTTTTATGATACCAGAATACGCTAAAACAAATTGTAATTTGTTTGCTCTTTTTGTTTGTAAATTTCCTAAATATAGATTTGAGGGCTTTGCTACTAATCAAATGATCTTTAAAAATAATAATTTAAGAATGACTAGAGTTAAAGCATTTGTATTAGAAAAAAAATTACTATTAGATTATGACGAATTAAAATTATAAATTTATAAAAACGATTAAAATGATTGACGAATTAAGTAACTTGGGAATTAAAATAAAAAAACAATCTGGTGAATACAAAACAACATGTCCAAAATGTAGCCATACAAGAAAAAACAGGAAGGACAAGTGTTTATCTGTTAACATCACCAAAGGTATCTACAATTGTCATAATTGTGGCTGGTCAGGAACAGTCAAAAAGTTTTCTGCAAAACCTGACTATATTATACCAGTTAGAGAGAATATACAGATCAACACCCGCGTTTTAAACTGGTTTTCTGATCGTAAAATTTCTGAACCTACATTAATACATTGGAAAATAGGTGAATCACTAGAATACATGCCACAAGTAAATAAAAAAAGGCGTGTAATAAATTTTAACTACTACAGAGAAAATAAATTAGTAAATACAAAATTTAGAGATAGTGAAAAAAACTTTAAAATGGTTTCTGGTGCTGAATTAATATTTTATGGATTAGATAATATAAAAGAATTAGATACTGTTTACATTGTTGAGGGTGAAATTGATGCATTAAGTTTACATGAAGCGGGTTTATATAGTGTTTGTAGCGTACCAAATGGCGCTAGTAAAGGGAATCAAAAATTAGAATATCTGGATAATTGTTATAAATATTTTGAAAACAAAAAAACGATTGTTATTTGCACTGATAATGATGCACCAGGTTTGGCATTAAGAAATGAATTAGCTAGGCGATTTGGATTTTATAAATGTAAATATGTAGATTTTGGTGAATTTAAAGATGCAAATGATGTTTTGGTAAATGCTGACAAAGAAAGTTTGCGTAATATTATTTCTAATCATAAAAGTTTCCCGTTAGAGGGTATATTAAATATTGATAACATTTGGGATAGTGTGTTAAATTATAATGAAAATGGTTTAAAAAACTATTCAATTGGTATGGGTAATTCAGATAGTTATTTTAATCTAGCATTTGGCGAATGGACTGTTGTAACTGGAATACCTAATAGCGGTAAATCAGATATAGTAGATCAAATATGCTGTAATGTAGCTACTAAATATGGTTTTCGATGCGCTATGTTTGCGCCAGAATCATACCCTTATGAGGGCCACATAAAACGTATTGCAAATAAACTAAACGAAAAAATTTGTGATAATAATGATTTAAACAATACTAAAGATTTTATTGAAGAACATTTTCATTGGGTTAAAATAGATTTGGAAAACTTAACGTTAAAAGGCATTTTAGACGCTTTTAAGCAACTTGTATTACAAAAAGGTGTAAATGTGTGTGTTATTGATCCATACAACATGCTAGATCATTCTGCGCAGCGTGACTATTCTTATGTTGGGCGCTTACTTTCACAAATAACACAATTTTGCCAACAAACAAAAACACATTTATTTTTAGTTGCACACCCAAGAAAAATAGAATCTATAGAAGGTAAATATCGTAAACCAACGCTATATGATATTTCTGGATCGTCAGATTTTTTTAATAAATCATATAATGGTTTAATTGTTTTTAGACAAATCGGGCAAAAATCTAAATATAAAAGTGACGTTGTAAGCGTATATGTAGAAAAAGTAAAACGTAAAGAAAACGGTCA